GCGTCACTTGCCTCGTAGAAATCCGTTCTATCTTTATGTCTCTCAAAATTCTGAATAGTTTCTTGAGATTTTTCCACAGGGCTTTGTATTCCCACCCTACTGTTTTCAATGTATTCCTGGACATCCACAACATGAAAAAGTATACAGTTAGCTGTTGGTCGGTAGAACTCAATGAACTTACCGTCAGACTTATGTATACTTCTAAGATCACGGATTCGTTCGGTCGTTACACCAAAAAGACTAGCTAACTCATCTTGCGTTAAATACTGTGACTTAATTACATCAATAGCATTACTCATTGTCTGCCTCCTGTACCCAACTTAGACTGTTACAGGTCATTATCTGATACAAGTTTTCAGATAACACTGTTAAATGTGTGTGGTCTATTTCTAAATTATTTAAGGCCTTAATTGCTTCAATTATTTCATGCAAGAAAGCTTCATCTTGTTGATCTTGTGGAGACTGACTATCCTCTCGTAGTTGAATACGTTGCATAAAGTTGTTATACTCACCTGGGCTAGTACAGTCCATTGCAGATACTTTTTCTACAGATATTGTATGCCCTGCAATTTTTATGCTATCAGGTATATTCATTAACTTGCCTCCTTATCAAATCTGATTTTTTCTTTGCCCATGCGAGCGTGGCGAAAGTTGCCGTCATCGGTAAACTCAGTTATGACAGTGTGTATTGTTTTACCAAGAATTAATCCAGGATGTGCATACCAGATTTCTCTTTCTCGATCCGAGAATCCACCGCCAACCTTCTGACCTGATACATTGAACTTAGTTGGCACCTTTTCTTTGGGGTACTTATACTCCACAATGACACCACCAAGCATTCCTTTGTACTTTCCTTTGCCTTCATAAATATCTTTGACCTTCAAATCTAAGTCTATGATATTCTTCATCTTCATCCAACGGTAAGATCTTGTGCCAACATACTCGTAGTCATAAGGTCGTATTATAGAACCTTCGTGTCCAGCTGCACGGCATGCCTTATAAAAGTCAAAGACCTCATCGATATTGTTAAGTTTGATCTGGTCTATGGTCACAACATTTGGACCAAAGAGGTGCATGTCTTTCATGAGCATAATCCGCTCGATGAAAGGATCAGTTATAGTTGGCAACTCAAACAAACTAAACTGAGCATTAGGAGTGAGCACGCCCCGCCGGATCATGCCAGAGCCAACTTGGAATGTTTCTCCAGGAACAGTCAGCTCACCATCAAGCGGTGTAGTAATAAGGCTTAGCTGATCTTCAAGAACCTTTAGACCAGGGTAGACATGACCGTTGCGGGAATAGAACTTCCCATTCTTAAAAATAGATCTTACACCGTCTTTCTTAATGGAACCAAAACATGGGAATGTTAATCTAGCTATATCTAATAGCTTTGCCCGCATGACATCATGAGTAGGAATCAACCTTGGAAAGACCTTGTTGATTGACTTCGCCGCCAACCCAATACGCAGGTCTTTTTTGAGGATTCGCTTGAAAAGCTCAGCAGACTTAGTAGTCATACCCATAACAGCTGAGTCTAGCATTTTCTGTCCATGTGACCCAGACAGTGCACGCTTGTGCAAAAAGTCTAACATCTCCCAGGTAGCTGGCTCAAATTCATAAGTACCTTGACCTGTAACTCTTGTAGTCATATAATACCGTTGATATGGATCGTATGCTGCTACAAGGTAAGGTTGTACTTCTGGGTGCTGCTTTAACAAAGCAAGCTTACCATGTCCACTCTGATAAGCTATAGCTTCTAAAGCATCAAACACTTGATCACTGCCAATAATAGTCATTAGACAAGTCCTCCTTCACCATTGTTATAAATTGGTTAACTTCCTAGCTTTATCATGAGCATTAGCACATGCTTTATGATAGTGAGCCCATTTAGAAGTGCTCATGTTTATAGGGTCATCATAACATTTACAATGCCTACATTTCTTAAAATTAGCATTACCTGCAATTTTTAAAGCTAATTCACGTTGATGTAAAAGCCAATGATAATTCTGATCAGGACATAAAACTAATGTTGCTGATCCATCAGAATTATAATGATGATGTACTAATTCTTTTCCATTTAAGTATCTGCCAATAACTGCTTCAACTGTAAGTCGATGTTCGTATATAGTTCCGCTTTTATGAGAATTTGGATGATCAGGTTCAAAAACTCTTATATGATGTAAACGCCAAAATTCTTTTTCATTCATTTTTCAAATCCTCCAATACTAAATCTATAAAAGTATTTACAGCTTCTTTAGAGTCAATCACCAAAACTGTATGATCCATATCCCTAAGGGATTTAATCACTTTAGACTGGAGGGGTGTTGGGACTTTACCAGGTGCCTTAACTTCCACAAAGTACACCCGGTGAAATGGGAATATGCAAATCCTATCAGGAACCCCTCGATTCATTGAAGAACCCCACTTATAAGCTTTACCCCCAGTCTTCTGCACTTGCCGATATAAGTATGCTTCTATTGTAGACTCTCTCATCATCTAGCCTATAGCTTTAGAGATTGCTGGAGTAAAACCCCCAAGCTCTTTAAATCGTTTGTCAAAGATTTCAAAATATGGCTTTGACGAATCAAAATATAAATGTCCTGATGGAGCATGTCTCCAAAGGCTAGCCATAGCTGTCTGTGACATTTCATTAATTTCTTTTACAATTTTCTCATCTGGCTTTTCCATGTTGTTCTCCTTACATTTTCCTATAGCGTTTTTCTATCATACCTTCTGCTCCTAGAGGCAGACCATCTGCCCACGGTGGCATCTTACACATAAGATCACAGATTTCTTGTAAACAATCATCGCCTTTGTCTACTTCACAAAGAGCTTCATCATGGATAGAACCTATAATCTTATAACCAGCACTTTGTAGGTTTAACTTACCTTGTGCAAGAACATCTCTAGCTAAGCCTTGAACAATATTCTCAACAAATCTGCCAGGTATAATCTTCAATGGCATATACTGTTTAGAATATGGGTTGATTCCCCAAGCTTTAACTCCTATGCCGAAGTCATCTTCATACAGGTGTGGCTTGTTGTAATAGATCGCTCTACCTGATGGCAACATGCACTGTAACCAAGGAGTTCTATTACGATCTGCAACCACCTTATATACTATGCTGTTGACATGAAATGGTGTACCAGGTTCTCTGACTGCTGCAATCGCAGCATTGCGACATCTGTACCAAAGAGATTTAACTAGGTGATACTTAGCACGGTAGGCATTAACTATATTGAGGGCTTCTTGATCTGTTAAGTAGATCCCTGATTCTGCAGCCCTTGCTTTAAAACCTTTCCAACCTAAACCAAAGCCACAACCAAGGATAACTTGTTTGCCTAAGTAACGCTCTTTATCATTTATCTCTTCATACAGTTTATGGTAAAGATCAACAGCCATATCGATGTACTGATCACGGCCATCCCTAAACAACTGAAGGGTAGGCTCATCGTATGCTACCCAAGCTAATAGTCTATTCTCAATGGCAGAGTAGTCAGCCGCAGCGATCATCTTTCCTTTTGGTGCACATATCATGCCACGAACAATTGACTTGGCAGCATCGATAGGATTCTCTTCGAGGATACTAAGGTCAAAGAACTTATCCACAATTGGCTGTGCATTCTTAACATCAGACCTAGGCATGTTATCCATTTGAAATCCCATACCTGACCATCGACCTGTATGACCACCAAAGTACCTCTTGTTCATGAAGATACGACCACCATATTCCTGCTCTATGATCTTTAGGTACTTGGCAGTCGATGATGCACCAAGCTCTTGCCTGAGTGTCAGAACTAATCTTACATCATCACTTAGATCACGACGTTCCAACATCTTAACTACAGTACCTGCTTGTAGGTTGGGAGTCTTAACCCCTTGATTCCGTAACCAATCAACAATACGCTGTCGTTGAGTTGCTTTAGTAATCAGTCCACCTGTAATAGATGGTAGCAACTGATTTTGTTCTTCCTTGTAGATCTCAATAAGTTTGTATATCTGTTTGGCAGAATCAACATCCATGGGCAAACCATTGATATTCATTCTCACGGTTAGTTCCCATATACGCCGTTCCTGTTCCGATAATGCTGAAGCAGGAAGAGCTTTCAATAGATCATAGGTAGAACCCACATCATCCTTACAGTAGTCATAGAACTCAAACAGTTCAGCATGAGTAAAATTGTAAGGCGGACAACAGATTTTCTTTATGAGAGCTTTTCCTACAGGATTCTTTTGTATGCCGAGGTTTAAAACTTTGCCAACTTTATCTAATGCTTGTGGATAACCAAACCTACCGCATATAGCCATTGTATCTATCCAATTTTCTATAGGCAGTTCTGGAAAACCATACTTAGGAACTGCAACTAAGTTCCACGCATGATAATCAAACTGTGCATTGTGAGCCACCCACATTAAATCTCTAGCATTTTTTATACAGTAGGGAAGTGGATGTCCTGGAATCCACAGATCAACAGGTTCTTCATCAACCTTAAATCCATAGCAAACGACATCGGCTTCCTTACCATGTAAATACTTTATGGTGCCCCCCTTTATTAGATCAACTTCAGATCTCGTCTCAAAGTCATTTATTACTGTTGGCTTCATAAGATTCCTTGTTGAGTGACCCTGGTTAAAGGGCCACTTGTAAAAGATTATTAGTTATCCATTGGTTCGTATGTTTCCTCAAAAATATCAGGCTTACAAGGATAATACTCACCTTTAATACCACGGATTACGAAATCACCAACTGAGCATTTATGATTGCCTTCCAAAGTGGGAATTTCTAAAGCGTTGTCCTCACCAAAAGGAAAAGATCTACCTTCAGTAAACTCTGTTATTTCTTTAGAATTT